TTAACTGCACCATCATGTCTAATAACTGTAATACCAGCAGGGGTCATTCTAACTCTACCAATTACTCCATCATCTTGAACAAGTAATGGTGGATCAATTGCTTTAGCCCAAGCTTTTAATCCAATTTCAACTGCTTTGTTTAAAGTTTTAATATCTGGTAACGCATTATAACTTGGTGATCTTCCAAAAATTTCACCTGTTGCTTTAGACCATCTAGGTACTAAATATGGAAACTCATTATAACCACCAGATCGTACAACCATTTTATCTTCTTCACAAACATGACATGAATGAAAAGGTAATTTAGTATTTGATTTTCCTATTGCTCTTTCATAATCTTTTGTTGGTTCTACTCCATGAATAAAACTAAATTTTTTATCTGGTTTTTCTGTTGCTGCTTGTAAAACTTTTTCACCTAAATTTTTTTCTCCAAATTCTTGTACAGCTTGTCTAGCTGTTAATTTATATTTTCTATAAAGTGTATCTACTTTTCCATTTATATTTTCTTGAATATAATATTCTGCAATATGTAAAGTATTAAAATGAATTCCATCTTTTTCAAATCCTTCATTGCCTTCTTCAACAAAAATAGCAGCAGTTCCAATAGAACATAAATCTAAATATAATTCATGTACTTCTGTGTTAAAATTTGTATCGTTAAAATTATCATACATTCTACGACCAGTATCTTCTAACCAGACTTGTACATCTCTATCTTTATTTAAATTTTCATCTCTTAATTTTATATTAAACCAAGCTAGTGATGGAGATGTAAGTGTTCCATGTAAACTTGCAGCTAATAAATTGTTTGCAGTTATTGCTGTACTATCAAATAAAACTTCTGTACGTTTTTCACCTCTTGTTCTTAAAGTAGTAACGTCAGCTTTTCTTGGCATAACGTAATCAAGAATTTCTTGCCAGTTTGATTCCCACGTACCTCTATCATTGGCTAAAGCATCTACACGCTTTTTAATATACTCATATGTTGCCATGTTATTTTTTTTTCCATCCAGTTTTCATTTGAGCATAAGCTTTTTTAGAAACTGTAGATTTAGATTTTGGTCTGGAAGTGCCAGCAGCTTTTCTAGCGTTAATATTTTTAACCAAAGAATTTTTAGTGTAAGCCATATTATTTATTTTTTGGTTTAGGTTTTGGTTTAGGTTTAGGTTTAGTTGGTCTTCCTACTTTTGATCCGTATGTTCCTTGTCCGTATGGCATATTATTTCCTATTTGTTAATTATATTTTTTTTCCGCCTAATAATGTTTGTGATGTATCTGCTTCTTCTTCTACACCTTTACCACTTGTTAAAATTGTTCCATATTGACCTTTTTTTTTTGTAGCTAACATTTTACCTTTTTCAGCTTCAACTTTTGCTTCTGCGGCATTTGTTTTTTCCATGACAGAATTGTCTATTGGTGGTGGTGCTTGCATTGGTGCTTTTCCGCCCATAATTTATTCTCCTAAATCCATTTGCATTCTTGTTTTAACATACCGTATATAGCCGCATCAACAAAATTATTATCTATTTTCATAACTTGTCTTACAACGCCTTCTTTTGTCCAACCAGTTCCAGATAAAATACGTTCATTTCTTTTGTATCCATTTCTACAAACAGCTGTCATACGACCACAGCCGATTTGTTTAAAACCGTAGTCAAACACGTATCTTATATGTTTTCTGGAAAATAATCTAGGACTTTCTATAGCTAAATGTACATAAATATTATTGCCATCATAATCAGTAAATAAAAAACCACCTAATATTTTATCATCTTCTATAAAACCAATATAAGAATATTCATCAGCTATATCTGCACTTATATGACAAGCTTTTTTAAGATACTCACCAATTGGTTTTCTCCATTTGTCGTTTGTAACGACTTCAATCATAAATTATGCTTTTATTTTTTTTTTCTTACCCGCACCTAAAACAGTTTTAGCAACATTAGCATCATCTTCTAAACCTTTTGCAGAAGTCATAATTGTACTTCCACCATATCCAGAACCAGCTAATTTTGCTTTTTCTTGCATTGAAGTATCTACAGTTTTTTTTTCTGGTTCTGCTATTGCTGCTGCTGGTGCTTGTGCTTGTGCTGCTGGTGGTGCAATTACTTTAAAAATTCTTCTAGTAATTGATCTTACAAATCCGCCCATTTTTTATCCTTTGTTAATTAAATACATTAAACTCATAATCTGATTGTGTTTGTAATCTTTCATATGTTTTTGTTCTAGCTTTTCTTAACGACATAACCGCATATCTCATAGCAGAAATAACGTCATCATTAGCTGGTACAATTTTACCATCTTTTCTATGATACATTCGCAATTCTTCAAACAGTTTACCTTGATTTTTAAAAATTTTCAACCTTTGTGTTTTAAATCTTGTATATAATTCTTGAATACCTGCTTCTACAGAATTACCTCCTGTATTTTCTTTTTGTCCATTTGCAGGTGGATTAGTAAAATGCTCTCTAGTCATATTTACGCCTTCTTCCCTGTATTGTTGTGTTAAACTTTTACCAGAACCTTTATCAGCTTGCCTTCCATCCATAGGCCATACTACAGGTATATATTTACCTCTCATTTTGATTGCAGATGCGTGAATAGGTACTGCTTCTTGCCTCATAGCATAATTATCATAAACATAAGCTGTATCTGTATCTCTATCCCAAGCAACCCATACTGCGGCTGTTGGGTGATCCCAACCAAAGTCTAATCCACAAATTTTTGGCCAATGATTTGGTATTTCTATTTCATCACAAATAATATCTTCTTCTGCAATAGGAAAAACTAAACCAGAACCTAATTGTGGTATTCCACGTTCTCTCATTTTTCTTTCGTGTGGTGGTAAAGCCGCTAAAATTTGATCTCTAACTTTTTTTGTCATATGAGGTGCGTCATCCCATCCTGCTGTTATTAATGCTTGGCCTGCTCTTAAATTATTTACAAATTGTGCAACTGTTTCTGTCATTCCGCTTTCTGGAGTAAACGTCATATATACTATTCCGCCTTTATCAGCTGTTCTTGTAAGTGATTGTGTGTAAATTGGAGTAGGTGGTTCTTCATCTAGCCAAATTACATCTACACTTTCTCCCATCCATTTTTCTTTACCCATATCATAAGATTTAAAACCTATTCTAGAATTACCTCCAGAAACGTGTTTTACTATAACCGAGTTTAAGGCATTTGGTACACCCGCTTTTCTAACAGTTTCCACAATGTATTTTCGTGGTACTGAACCTGTACCTTTTGCCGAAGGATCGTCTGGTTGACCGATAAGTTCTTTTTGGCAAACATCCCTAGTGGTTTCGTTAGAAACTCCCCCAGCCCAAGCACGAATTGGTCTGTTAAACCGTTTACCTTCCCACCACGTTGGGTAAAGACCCGTCACATGGTACGCCATTTCCATAGCCCCACTAAAGGACTTACCGATTCTATTTCCAGCCATAAGCAATCTTTGTTGTGCTTCTGTATTATGAAATTTGATTTGGTAATCATATGGTTTATAGTCATTCATACGATTAGTAGTTTTACGTAGTTCTAATTCTTTAGCTATCTTAACAGCTTGTTCTAGATCATCACTTGTCATTTTTTAAAATATACTTTCTACGTATTTTTCGTGGTGTTGATAACTCAAAAATTTCTTCGGTGGTCATATGCGTTTTGTCGTCAAAGCCATAATGCTGTGTAGCAGTATAAGGAATTCTATCAACAAGAACATACCTATAGATATACGCACCTTTTTGATAATGCAACAAAGTTTGTGGTTTTTTTATCTGTAAAAATTTACGTGCCATAATTATCCCATATAGTTTAATTTTTTTACATATGCAACCTATTAACTTTGGTTAATATCTAAATATACCAATCGCTGTGCGGAGGAATGCATTGATTAGTGGCAGGAAAGTCCGTTTGGGGGGTGGGGGTCAAAACAGGGGCTTCTGTTCTCATGTTTTTTTCTTTTATCTGTGCGTATGTAGGTGAGTAGGAGAACATAGCAGGGGTAACATTGCCTAGACCACGCAACATAAGGCACGAGCCAGCCAAAGCGTGTGTGTGTGTGCGGACACCCTTCTTCTGGCCATCTTACGCAGGTAATCAGAGTGACGAGGCTTGTCATAGCCTATAGGTGTTATGTCTGTCTATGAGCAGATATGGAGGAGCAATGACCTAGTTTAAGCTAGACCCGCCATCATTGGGATCAGTAAGTTTAATGATCTTCATGTTATTAAGTAAGTGATCTAGTTCCGCTTTAAGTTCCTCGTCTGTCTTCTTACCCGTTATGTCTTCAAACTTGGTTGTCGTCTGGTAACCCGTACGATCTAGCAATGAGTTGATTGCACCTAGTTGAACGCTTGGAGTAGTCTTGTCGTTCTCAATCAGTTTTTTAAGCTTATCCACCGCCATAGGTACAGCAGAGCCTAGAAGCTTCTTGGTAGCACTTTCAATCTGGTTTTGTAGCTTGTTTTTGAGTTCGTAACCTTGTTGCTCGGCTGTCTTCTCGGAGTAGCCCGCCTTGATCGCAGATTGAGTAGCGTTGCCCGTCTGGCTAAAGTACTCAATAAACATTTTTTGTTTGTCTGTAAGGTTTTGTGACATATTTGCAACATTATAAACTAAAGTTTTTTTTTATGCAAATTGTTATTTTATGGGTTGACGGGTTTTATCAAATAATTTAATTATTAACTTATGTTAATTAAAATAGGAGAGAAACATGAGCAATATGGTTAAATATATAACTAAACAATCACCAACTTTAACGCTTAAAGAGGCTCAAGAGTGGTGTGGTGGTTATGTTCAAATGATTAAATTAAAAAATGGTCGTAAAATTTTAGTTGATGAAGATGCTAAAATTAAAACGCCTAGACCGCCAATCAATGAGGATGCTTCGGAAATTGTGAACAAGTCTGGCACTTATGTTTGGATGATTGATATACTTGGTAAAGCTATTGTTCTTGAAAAAGGTGTACGAAAGGGAGGATGGTAATGGATATTTGTCACGAGTGTGGTGAGGATTTAAAATTAAATTCAGATCATTTTTTATCTTGCGATAATGGTGATTGTGAAAAATCTAAACTTAATCAATTTGACCCCATTGGTCACCTTGAGCAACAAAACTTAATCAATCAACAAATGGATAATACATAATGGAATATTTTTATTTAGCTTTAATTAGTGCAATTGTAATCACTTTAATATGGGGGGAAAAATAGTATGACACACCAAATAAATCATATGAGATTAAACGGAGAGAATAAACACTATTGGGCAAATCAGTTAAAAGAATTTGCTGATTTTTTTGTAGGTAAGTTGTGGGGTTCAAGTCATCCCAGAATTATCAAAGAAATACAATTTGGAAAACAAGATATAAGGGGCGGTTTTAGTATTTCCCTTGTAGATGAAAAACATTGTATTCCCAGACAGAAACATTTTCAAAGCAAAGACGCATTGCTTGGCTTTGTTGAAGGTTGGAATATGTCGGAAAATAATAACATTAATAATTTTTACTAAACTAGGAGGAATATGAATTGGGCAGAATATATAAAACAAGCGATTGAGGCAGGGCTTAACAGCCCTACGCCTTACAAGGTTATCCCGTATAAGAATGGGATAGGTATAAAAAAAATAGTATTAATCAATAAATCAAACTAGGAGGATAAATGGGATATACAAACTATTGGGAACAATCTACGGACTTTACTACAGATGAGTGGTGTGCTGTTATGAATGAAGCAGAATACTTAAAAGGCATTGGTAGGAATTTCAATGTAGGTATCTACAAAGATGAAATTATTATTAATGGTAATAATGAAGGTTGTGAAAGTTTTAGCCTTACTTGTAAAGCTAGAACGGAGGCAGATCGTAAGTATAAAGAGCAGAAACTAGAATTGCATTTTTGTAAAACTAGGGAGTTGCCTTATGATCTAGCTGTATGGCATTTATTAACTTTCTGTCAGATGATAAAGAAAGATTTTGAATGTAGTCGTGACGGGTGGGCGTGGGAGAAAAACCCACAACCCGCAGATGAGCCATTATCTGTAAAGTTTATAAACAACGATCAAGTTGAGGATAATAAATTACCTATGTCAGATATTAAATATTATGAGATGTTTGATGAGGATAATGAGGATAAGAGTATAACGACTTGGGTAAGGTTTAAAATTAAAAAAAGTAGTAAATGTAAAGCGTCTGGTTTTATTACAGCTACAGAAAACATTTTAAACTTAGATCAAGTAAAAGATAATCTAGTTAGGAATTCTTAACAATGATTAGTAGGTATATAAAAGCCACAGGTCTGTTTATGTTTTTTACAGGAATACTATTAGCCTTTAAGGTTGATAGTGTTCTTGGGATTATATTTGCAGCTTGTGGCGTAATTATTTTTAATAATCAATATAATAGGGAGGGAGAATAATGACTAATGTACAATTTTATTGTGGGGTAATTTTTTTATTTACAATAATCGTAATGATAATAACAATATAACAAGGAGCATTAATGGCTATAGACTTTGACGCATTGGATTTAGTAAGAAGTAAAAACAAAGCTAAAATGCATGAAAAGAAAAAAGCAATGAGTAAAAAACCAGAAGGTTGGGCAGTTGTTGTAACTTGGGAGAGAGAAGATAAAACTTGGTACACAGAAACTATAACTGATCTTCCAGAAACTATATCAATTGATATACATGATTGGTTAGATAAAAGAGCAAAGGAGGAAAATGCCGAAATACAAAGTTAATATTAGTTTTGATGAGCAAATAATAACAGCAGACAGCGAGGATGAGGCTCAAGATATTGCAGTTGAAAAAGCTGATTTTGGTTGGGCAGATATAGAAGTTGATGAAATAACAAAGGAGGAAAAATGATTATTTTTGGTAAAACTAAAGATGATTGGAAGACATTAGAATTACATTACAGACGTGAATGGGTTTGTTTTGTAATTGGTTTTGTACTTGGTTCAATTATATTTTAACAACACACGATTAAGGGTGTTCATACATTTCTTTGTAGGATACCCTTAATTTTTTATATCTTTCTTTTAATCTCTTATACTTATCTTCCAATTTATAATACTTTTCTTTAATACTATTTTTTACCTTAATTGATGTTGCTTTGGATTGTTTAAGTTGGTCTAATCTTAAAGTAGCTTCAAGTAATAAGTTCTTACCTACCTTGTCTGTTGTATTTCTTGAAATCTCGTTGCTCGGACTTATTTTTTGATTTTTTATGGACACGAGGCCTCTTTCTATGTTGCGGTCTAGGTGTAAAATTACTAAAGTTTTGTTTTGCCATTTACTTTTTCATTTAATACTTTCAGATCAATAATCTGTTTTAAAGTATCAATTTCCTTATCCTTAATTTGAATTTCATCTT